AAGACTGGATGGTTCGACAAAGAGATGTACATGCATCGAATTGTAAACAATATTGGTCGATTGCGTCAACTGGTAGTACCAGAATATGAAAAGACAACAGCACTGGCTAAATGCTGGCAGACCTACCTTAACGTCCAAGGGATGGACGATAAGAACGAAACCCGTGATGCGAAAAGAGTTGAATTCCATGATGTTCTGGATTATAGTATCAATAGGTTTGGTTCTGATGCTGTGGAATCACCTATTGCTGAAGTTAGGGCACATGGTCGTGGGTACGCAGTCGTTAATTGGAAAAGTATCTACATATCTAAACTCAAAGACACAAGTTTAAGGGGATATTATGAACCTGAGAGAGCCAGAAGGAATGGAAAGAGATCGCTTGTGGATACCGACTATTGGGCGATTAAAAGGGGTGTCAGATAAACAGCTTAACGCCTTGCTTGAAACGTCTGTTTTAGACGCAATGGCAGAGATTCGGGGACTAAATAATTTTTTCGGCATCCCAAATAATTGGCGTATAGGAAAAACTTACACGGAATTAGACGATGCAGCCTCCTTAATCGAAGCTACTATGGAAAGTCTGTCAGATATAGCTTCTGATATGCGCCATATCAGCAAAGAAATGGAAGGGAGGGATAGAATAGATGGCTAAAGCTGTCCTCACCCCCGAAATTTTAGCGCCCTACCTTCAGATTGAATCTGAGCAATCCATCCGTCCTGCTGAAGACTTCACTAAGCAAGTCATGGATTACTATGTGCTTGGAGAAGACAAGACAGGATACAAGATGCCGTGGCCTATCCTAGACGAGAGGTTTAGACTACGCTCTGGTGAGTGCAGTATCCTCGCAGGGGTGAATTCATCGGGTAAGAGTTTAGCCTTGGGTCAGGTGGCCTTGAACTGTATGGCTCAAGGGGCTAAAGTCCTCTCTGTGTCCTTAGAGATGTCCCCACGCTCCCAGTTAATAAGACTCTGGAGACAGACCTCACTAAAGCCCAAGCCTGACATCAACGATGGGCTTGAACTACAGAAGTGGACTAAGGATAAATTGTACTTCTTTGACAAGGAAGGGTCTATTGATATGCCTACCCTTGAGGCAGGGATACGTTACTCTATAGACAACTACCAGACTGACATGATCCTTGTGGATTCTCTGATGACAATCTCAGGGATCAAGAACGATGACTACACCGCACAGAAGGATGTGGTATGTCGCCTGTGTGATCTAGCCCGTGATCTGGAAGTACACATTATCTTGGTTGCCCATGCCCGTAAGTCTTTCTCTGTGACTGATAAAATCGACCGTTTTTCAATCAGGGGCGCAGGGGAGTTGACAGACCGTGTAGATAATGTAATACTCCTGCAAAGGTACTATAACGATGATCCACTTGAAGCCGACTGCTACATTGCAATATCTAAAGCCCGTCACTGGGATATGGCTGAGTGTGAGATCGACCTGTGGATGGACAGAGCAAGTTTAAATCTACTCATGGCAGATCAGGTAGCAAAATCTAATCTTCCATCCTATGGGGAAAGAGAAGAATCTAATCTTCTGTCCTATAGGGGAAGGGAAGAATCTTCTAAAAGTGAGGCTCCATTTTGAGAAAGAGAGGCCAGATTGTTAAACTTAAAAACATTAAGACAAGTAAGGTTGTCGAAGCTAAGGTAGTGCTGGCTGATAGCAAGCAAGGATACCTTGCAGAAGAGAGTGGTAAGACCCGTGGCTTTCTTGATGCTTGGAAGTGGTATAGCCCGAAGGAGTGGGTTGAACTATGAGCATGTCTGTGGAAAGCTACAACATCTTCATGGAGCAGGGGAGAAGTGCTCCTTGTAATGGCTGTGGGCATGAAGACTACTGTAGGACAGGCTACACTTGCCAAATGTTCCGTAAATGGGAAAAGATGAAACCAAACGAGTGGAGAAAAGACCCCCAGAATTACGAGCAAATACCGGATCGTCCTTATGGATAAGAACTGGAAGAGGTTTGAGCGCAGGGTAGCCCACAGATCAGGTGGTAGAAGGATCAGTGTGGCTGACCGTGAGACAGACCTAGATGTAGAACATCCCTATCTAGGGATAGAATGCAAGTACAGAGAGAAACTAAGCCAGTACCTCAAGGATTGGTATACTCAAGCTGAAGATGGGTCTAAGAAAGGACAGGTTCCAGTGGTAGCCATAGGCGAGAAGAACAGTTCTCGTATCTTTGCGTTACTGGACTTTGATGATTTAATCATGCTTCTAGTCCACGCTGTTGAAAGCGAGGAAGCCCTTCCAACGAACTACGGGGGTACGGACTAATGCCTGTGGTGACACCTGTGGCCCCGTGGGTGACTTAGGATAACGGGGCATTTACTACAGGAGACTATTATGTCGGCAGAAGTAATCAGCATGGAAGAATTTAATCGCCCCATAGAAAGCAAGGACATCTCTGTGGAAGACCAAGAGGATTGGGACTGGGCTGTAAATAACTCTCCAAGGGTAATGAAGGAAGCCGATAACTTTATACGGCTCAGAATGCTATTGCAGAACATAGCCGAAGACACTCTACACGCTATCAGGGAGCAAGGGGGTGAGGATGACTTAGAGGGTGTAAAAGATGATTTAAGACTGGCTATAGATTATGGTATCCGTATCTTTGAAAACCCCACTACTTGCCCCCATTGTTCTGGCGAATGAATCCTTACGAATCTTTTATACATAAGTCCAGATATGCTAGGTATCTCTACGATAAAAACCGTCGAGAGGCTTGGGGAGAGACGGTAGACCGCTACTTTGAGTTTATGCAGGGGGTAGCCCCTGATATAGGTATACCTGCCTCTCTCCGAACCGCTGTGCTTGCGCGTGACGTAGTTCCATCAATGAGATGTTTTATGACAGCAGGGCCAGCTTTAGAACGGGATCACATGGCTGGCTACAACTGTAGTTACCTCACTGCGGATCATGTAAGGGCGTTCGACGAGAACCTATATGTCCTGCTCTGTGGTACTGGGGTTGGGTTCTCTGTCGAGCGTCAGTACATTGGGAAGCTACCAGAGGTTGCTAATGAGTTCCACGACACCGACAGTGTTATCAAGGTAAGAGATTCTAAGATTGGATGGGCTTCTGCCTTGAGGGAGTTGGTCAGCTTGCTATACTCTGGTGCTATACCGCAATTAGACTTCAGCCGTATCCGTGTCGCTGGCTCCAGACTCAAAATTTTCGGGGGAAGGGCCAGTGGGCCTGATCCTCTTGAAAGATTATTCAATCACTATATTAGAATATTCCGAAATGCTGCCGGACGCAGGTTGAACAGCATAGAGTGCCATGACCTGCTGTGCTTCAATGGAGAGGCTGTGGTAGTAGGTGGAGTCAGGAGAGCCGCTGAGTTGAGCCTGAGCAACCTCACTGATGAGCGTATGCAGAGGGCTAAGATGGGGCAGTGGTGGTTAGAGGAGGGCCAGAGAGCCTTGGCTAACAACTCTGTGTGTTATACCGAACGACCCGATATGGGCATCTTCATGCGTGAATGGATTGCCTTGTATGAATCCAGAAGCGGAGAGCGGGGGATATTCAACCGTAAGGCTGCTCAAGACATGGCTCCAGAGAGGCGCGATAATACCTATGAGTTCGGAGTAAATCCTTGCAGCGAGGTGGTACTTCGCCCTTCTGGTCTTTGTAATCTCTCTGAGTGCATACTGAGGCCAAACGATAGTCTAGCTTCCGTGGCTGACAAGGTAGCCTTGGCTACTATTCTGGGAACCTACCAGTCCACCCTAACCAATTTCAGGTATGTGCGTCCTGTGTGGAAGAAGAACGCAGAGGAAGAAAGGCTGTTAGGTGTCAGCTTTACAGGAGTGTATGATTGCCCTGCCATTCTCAACGCTACACCAAAACAATTAGAGAGTCTAAGGGATGTAGCTGTGGCTACCAATAAAGAATGGGCAAAGAAATTGGGGATACCACAATCCGTGGCTGTGACCTGTATCAAACCGTCAGGCACTGTGTCTCAACTCACAGGTGTGGCATCATCGGGTCTGCATCCAGCCTTTGCGAAATACTATATTCGCAGGGTAAGGCAGGATAAGAAAGACCCCCTTAACGAGGCTCTGTTCAACGCAGAAGTTCCTTACTGTGAAGACCCCTACAACTCAGAGGCATGGGTGTTTTCCTTTCCAATGAAGGCTCCTGCCAAGTCTGTCATAAAAGATGACGTAGACGCTATCTCCCACCTTGAAACGTGGAAGAAATTTGCTATTCATTGGTGTGAACACAAGCCGTCTGTGACGATCTATGTGGCAGAGGATGAGTGGCTGAAGGTTGGTGCTTGGTGCTATGATAACTTTGATATACTCAGTGGCGTTAGCTTCCTGCCTAAATCGGATGATGGTCATGTGTATCAACAGGCTCCCTACGAGGAAATAACCAAGGAAGAGTACAAGAACTATCCGAAGCTGAAAGACATAGACTGGCACTCGATCAAGGAGAGTGCTGATAACACTACAGGCAGTCAGGAACTAGCCTGTACAGGAGATGCTTGTGAGTTACCCTAATGAGTTAAGAGGGCCAGACGTACCGTCCCGACCAATTCCCAAACACAAACGATGGGCTAATAAGAAGTACACTGACTGGGTAGCTACGCTACCTTGTGCCGGATGTAGCATCCATGACGAAACGATAGTACCTCATCATATGAAACATATATGCCAAGAACTAACAGGAGGTATGGGTATGAAGGCATCTGATTGGTTAGCTATGCCACTATGTTTCTCATGCCATGATAAAGTGCATAATGCAGACAGATGGCTTATAGAATACCAGCCAATCATGGTACTAAAAACACTTGACTCTGCCTTTAGAGTTGGTATACTAGACTACAAAGGGCCAAGAAGACTATTTGGAGAAGACTTAGATGATTAACCGGAGAACACAACATGGGTTGCATTAATAGCTGGCATCTACAGGTAGAAGTATATGATAGTGATGTGGAGTATCAACGCCTAATGAAAGAATTTGAATCAGGTGACAAGAAACCTTGGCCTCATGGGGACGGGACTAAGAAAGATTGGGAACGATACTGGAAGAATAGGTACAGTAACAAATTAAACAACATAGAACTATTTGAACCTTATAACTCCATAGCATTACCCGCTCCTATGGAACATCAACCAGAATGGGGTATGATCCATGTGGAGCATTTTATAGATAGGCGCATAAAATCACTGGAAGAAATTTCTAAAATGGAATCTCCGGTTCTGCACAAATGGCATACATGGTATGTTGCGGATCACGATGATGCTCCAAGTGGTGATCCTGATGCAAATTATCCGCTCGATAAATTCCTTGGGTATAAATTATACCAATCAAAAATAAGTTCGTGGAACAAAGTTTGGGAGTCTGATAGAAATCTTTATAATTATCGTCTAATGAATGGCCGTACAAAGCAGAAAGGTTTTCCTCCTAAAGGTTGGCATGATGAGTATCTGGATGAAGACGAACCTTGGTACTCTGATTTGCCGGGGTACGGAACATCACAAGGTGTGTATTTAAATGATGGTGTTTATGGACATGGTGGCCCCGAACTTGTTTGGAAAAGCACTACAGATGAGGAAATGTGGGAACCGGATAAATATAGGTGAGTGACAAGAAATCAGTCAAGAAGTGGTATCTTTGGGTTTCAGATAGGACATCTGATAAACCACTCATTTGTGTAACAGGTGGTGGATCAATGATTGGCGTAAATCAAAAGGAAGTTCGCAGATTACATGAGGTATTCACTGAACTAATTACTATTTGGGATGAACGAGTACAGTTCACAAAAGATGGCCCTAGTGGAGAGAATGATGATTGATGAGCAATCGGTAGAACGTGCGCTACACTGGATGGCAGAGAACGTAGGCACTCTGTCAAAGGCTATTTCAGACCGGAAGTATCTTGAGGACTTCAAAAAGGTTAAGCTGTCTATGCTTATACAGGAAGCCCCGCCGGGAACCGTCTCTTCCAAGGAGTCGTGGGCATTTGCCCATGAAGACTATGAAGAAGTGTTACAGGGTTTAAGAGCAGCAGTTGAGCAAGAAGCAGAACTTAAACATATGTTCACCATAGCAGAAGCGAGGATAGAAGTGTGGAGAACGATCCAAGCAAACAACAGAGCAGGGGTTGTATAATGTCTGCGGATGAGATACAATTAGATGAATCGTGGGTACAGGACTACAATGATGCAATGCAAGCCCTTAACTACAATGAAGGGTTAATTCAACAGCGACAAGAGGAACAAAAGATGCCTTATGAGCAGAAGGACAATTCACTTAATTTGTTTGTGAATAAGTTTAAGAAGGACGGTGGAAGGGAGCCAGACTTTACTGGTGACGCTTTGGTAGATGGGAGAGAGTGGAAGGCTTCAGCGTGGAAGAACAAGGACAAGAATGGCAACACCTATCTTGGTATCCAGTTCAGACCGCCACAAGACTCTGCTAAACGATTCCCACAGGCACAAAAGGCATCGGGTTCAGACCCATTCGAGATGGACTGATGCTACTAGAGTATCACGATGGGCAAGATGTAGAACTAGATTTCAACGAGAAGAAGCACTACTATACCGTTGAAGGGGAGTACGCTCCCTCAGTTACTACGATCCTAGACTCCATAGCTAAACCTGCTTTAATCCCGTGGGCAGCTAATGAAGGAGCCAAGTGGTTTATAGAAAACTGCGGTGCTTACAGCCAAGCTGAGATATCCTCTGAGGACATGGCTAAGGGGATACGGGGGGCGTATAGAAAGTCCTCTGGCTCTGCCCTTAACATAGGCATGGAAGTCCATAAGTGGTGCGAGGAAGCGATCCTGTGGAAGCTGGGAAAGGGGGAAGCGCCCCTAACTCCGGAACGAACTGAGTCTAAGAACGCT